GGCATCGCCCATCCTTTTGCCGCGGTGTTGATCCTCTATGACAAGGACAAGGACGTAATCCACATCCACCACACGATCCGCATGGCGGACGCGACCCCACTCCAGCACGCCGACGCCATGAAGCGGGTCGCCATAAACGTCCCGGTCGCTTGGCCACATGACGGCGCCCAGCGCGAGAAGGGGTCGGGCGAGACACTGGCGTCGCTCTACAAGGGCCAGGGGTTGCTTATGTGTCCCGCGCACGCTCAATTCGACGACGGCGGATATTCGACCGAAGCCGGAGTGTTGGAGATGGATCAGCGGTTTAAGAGCGGCCGACTGAAAGTTGCGTCCCACCTGACTGAGTGGTTCGATGAATTTAACAATTATCACCGCAAGGATGGGCTGATCGTCAAGGAACGAGATGACCTGATGTCGGCAACCCGCATCGCCGTGATGTCGAAGCGGATGGCTAAGATGGTGATGTTGGGCGGAAAAAAGCCTTCCCGCGGTCCTGGTGTTCAGATTGCCGACGGGGCTGAACTGTCGCCGCGCGACCTCTGGGGTTAGGGCTTGACATTTCCTTGCGCCGTGGAATAATCTTGCGGCGGCGCAGGGGTCTCGGCCTTAATGTCGAATGGGAACATTCGTCCTGTTCCCCTATTTGGAGCTTTTGATGTCAGCCGCCGGAACCAACCCAATCATGTCCCAGATCATGGGCGCCGCCGGCGACCTGGGCTTGAGCGCGGCTGCGAAGAACGAAGCGGCTGATATTGCCGATAAGATTAAGAAGAAACGACTTCAGGACTTGCAGGCATCATCCGCGGGGGTCGCCAATGCACCCGGCGGTGCTGTAACATCTTTGATGACTGGCACGATATAATGGCGACTAATGAGCAATTCGACAGTATCCTCGGCCAATCGATGGCTGAGTTCTCTCAGCTTCAGACTATGCGCGCGATGTTCGCTTCGCATTGGGAAGAAGTGGCGGAGCTTGTGCGGCCCACGTCGCGGAACACGTTCTTCTATGGCAACTACAATTTCCCCGGCCAGAAGAAGACTGATCGTCAGGTTGACACAAGGGCTGCTCTTGCTAATTTTCGCTTTGCTGCGATCCTCGACAGCCTGCTGACGCCGCGCAACATGACGTGGCACATGCTGGGTGCCAACTCCGATTACCTGATGAAGAATCGCCAAGTGCGGCTCTGGTTCGAACAGGCGACGAAGGCGCTGTTCAAATATCGCTACGCCCCTATCGCCAACTTCAGCGGGCAGAACTATAACATCTGGGAAGAACTCGGCGCCTTCGGCACCGGGAGCATGTATGTCGATCAGGCGTGCGACGAGGCCGGCCGCCCGGTCCCAGGCATCCGCTATAAGGCGTTGCCGCTCGGCGAAATGTTCCTGCGCGAGAACCACCAGGGCCTCATTTGCGGCTACAATCGCTGGTTCCGGCTCAGCGCCCAGCAGGCGATCAGCCAGTTCGGCGACAAATGCCCGCCCCGCCTCATCGAGCAGGCGAAGAAATACCAGCAGATGCCGTTCGACTTCTTGCAGCGCGTGACCCCGCGCGGTGACGACTATGACCCGGGTCGCCTCGACGCCAAGGGCAAGCGGTTCGCCAGCTACTATATTTGCCTGACCACGCAGGAGATGATCGGCGAAGGCGGCTACCGCAAATTCCCGTGCGCAATCTCGCGCTACATCCAGACACCCGGAGAAGTCTATGGTCGCTCACCCGCTATGCTTGCGCTGCCTTCGATCAAGACTATCAACGCGGAGAAGCGTGATTTCCTTACTCAGGGCCACCGCGCGGCGTCGCCGGTTCTCCTCACGGGCGATGATGGCTCTGCGGCTCTTTCTTTGCGACCCGGGGCTATTAATCCTGGGTTCATGAACGCCGACGGCGAGATGATGGTCGGCGTTCTGCCCTCCGGCAACATCCAAGTCTCGAAGGAGATGATGGATGAGGAGGGCGCCTGCATCGATGGCTTCTTCCTAGTGGACCTGTTCAAGCTGCTGCTCAACTCCGACCCCAAGGTCTTCTCGGCCACCCAGGTCGTGGAGATGATGTCCCAGCGCGGCATCCTGATTGCCCCGACTATTGGCCGCCAGCAGTCCGAATACCTCGGCCCACTGATCGACCGCGAACTTGACGTGTTGGTGGCGCAGCATCTCCTGCCGCCGATGCCGCAGATGTTGGCGGAAGCCAAGGGCGAATATACCGTGAACTACACGTCGCCCTTGTCGCGCGACATGCGCGCCCAGGATGTGGCAGGCTTCAATCGCTCGCTGGAGACGGCGTTGTTGATTGTCAACGCGACCCAAGACCCGTCGCCGCTCGACACCTTCGACTTCGATACGATCATGCCGGAAGTCAACAACATCAACGGAATGCCGGAAAGCTGGAACGCTTCGCCGGAACAGGTTGCCGCCAAGCGGCAGGCCCGCGCGGAAGCGCAGAAGCGCCAGGAAGCGATCCAGGCGGCGCCGGCCGCTGCCGCGATGCTGAAGGCGAAGGGCGCTACCGGACAGCTCCCGCCGCAACAGCAGACCTTGCAACCGCTGCCCGCACCGGGCCAGCAATAACAGGAGATCAGGATGGGGCTTCGAGAACTCTTTGGGTTTATGGATAAGCGCAAGCGCGCCTATCAGTTGACGTTCCAGCAGATGCAGCCGGCGAACGTCTTGGTCATGCAGGACTTGGCGCGCTTCTGTCGCGCGCATGAAAGTACATTCCACCCGGATGCCCGGGTGGCAGCAAACTTGGATGGGCGCAGGGAGGTTTACTTGCGTATAGTCAACCATCTAGGACTGTCGGTCGAGCAGCTTCTCGCCATTTACACCGGCGATAATGTCGGTGTTGCAAACGGAGAAAATAAATGAGTGCTGAAGGAACCCCCGCTGGCGGCGGAAACGGTGGCGCAACCCCATGGATGGATGTTGTAGTCCCCAAGGATGCGGCTGGCGTATTCGACGCCCCGATGATGGACTACATCAAAAATCGCGGCTATGACAAGCTCGACATCAACACCGCCCTTCGCACGGCGATCACGTCGCACCAGCAGGCTGAGAAGCTGATCGGTGCGCCAGCCAACGACATCATCAAGATGCCGAAGGACGCCGCGGACGTGGACGCCTGGGCCCGCTTCAACGAGCGCGTCGGTGTCCCGAAAGAGGCGAAGGAATATGACTTCTCCTCTCTGAAGCCGGCCGACGGTGACCTCGACCAGAAGCTTATCGACGCGCTGCGTCCCGCGCTTCAGAAGGCCCACGTCTCCAAGACCGACGCCCCGGTTGTCCTGAAGGCGCTGCTTGACTTCCAGGCTGCGAACAAGGGCGGCGACGTTGCGGCGGCGGAAGCTGCGCTCCTGAACGAGAAGGAAGCCCTTGGCCTCAAGTGGGGCGCCAACGCCCCGACCAATCTGTTGATCGCCAAGAACACGGCGAAGTCGCTCGGGATCGACCAAACGGCAGTGGACGCACTGGAGAAGTCGGTCGGCTATTCCAAGGTGATGGAGATGTTCCGCCAGATTGGTATGAAGACCGGCGAGGACAAGCTCGTTCTAAACCAGCCCATGGGCACGGACGGCTATGGCTCCGAGGCCGACGCTCAGAAGACCTTGGACGCCAAGATGGCGGACACGGAATGGGCGAACCGCTTCAGTAATGGCGACGAGCAGGCCAAGAAAGAGTTCGACAACCTGACGAACCTCATCAACAACTTCCGCAAGGCCGCCCGGCAATAATCTTTCGTCATAGGCACTTAACAGCACCGCTTGGCCTCACGGTCAGGCGGTGTTTTATTGCGCGCAAGAAAATTTCAAATTTCCGCTTGACAAATAAAATTGCGCGCAATAATGTTGCGAGGCTCCCAACCGGCTCGCGCAGGGCGGGAGCAGTCCCCCTCCGGATGCCGCGTGCGCGACATCGGCCCCGGGCGGGGCGTCCCGGCCCCCTTTATGGACACGGCCCTCCCATAGAATTTTAACGGAGTTTCGTCCATGACGACCGACGCTGGCTTGACCGACTTGTTCCAACTTCAGTTTTCGACGCTCCTGCGTCTGAAGCTGCAACAGCAGTCCTCGCTTCTGCGCGGTCGCGTCATGGAAGGCTCCCACGCGGGCGCCAAGATGGCGAGCCCGGTGCAGTTCCTTGGCGCCCTGTCTATGAAGACCCCGCAGGGCCGCTTCGCTCCCAAGCAGTATGAGGAGCAGGATTATTCCCGCCGTTGGATCGTCCCCATCGACAAGGAAGCCGATCAGTACATCGACAACTTCGACCAGCTCAAGACCCCCATCGACCCCAAGAGCCAGCTCGTGGCTCGCGCTGCCGCGGCTTGTGGTCGCGCTTGGGACGATGAAATCATCCGCGCCGCCACCGCGACCTCGACCATCGGCACCGACACCGGCTCCCTCTCGACGGAAGCCTGGGACACGACCGACTTCCAGATCGCCGGCGACTTCGCCGCCTCCGCCGCGGTCGGCCTGACCGTTGCGAAGCTGAATGAAGCCTATCGCATTCTCGAAAAGTATCACGCTCTGGACGAAGACAAGAGCATCACTCTGGTCATTGGTTCCCAGCAGCACGCCGACCTCCGCAATCAGGCCCAGGTCACGTCCTCGGACTTCAACAAGAACGGTGGCGTTCTGGAGAATGGCGTCGTGAAGCGTTATATGGGCATGGATATTGTTGTGTCCGAGCGCCTGAACGTCGTCACTGATAAGGACAGCAACGCCAACCAGCGTTCCTGCTTGGCGTTCGTGAAGTTCGGCCTTTATCTGGGCACTTGGCAGGACGTGAAGACAGAAGTGTTCCGTCGTTCCGACTTGTCGTCCAATCCGTGGGACATCAACACGATGATCTCCTTCGGTGCGACCCGCCTCGAACTCGGCCGCGTAATCCAGATTTGCGCCGCTGACACCACCGGAGCCGACATCACCCCGTAATCCCTGAAGCCCCGGCCCCAAGCCGGGGCCTTCTACTGAAAGAATTTTGGAGTAAAAAACATGGCTGCTGATAGCTTGAAGTCCCTCTCGATCACGAACCTCGACGCCACGTCGAGCCCGTTCATCGTGACGGCGAATACCACGGGTGTCGGCGCTGGCGCCTACCTGAAGGAAATCTCGGACTACGTGACCCCGACCTCGGCCGGCGTTGCGACCACGGGCTCGACCTACAAAATGGTCCGCCTGCCGGTCTATGCCAAGGTCAAGAGCCTGGAGCTGTTCGCCGACGGCCAGCTCGACACCAGCGGTTCCCCGGCCCTGGCGTTCGACGTTGGCGCCTATTGGTCCGACAGCGCCTTCGATGGTACCCCACAGCTTTTGCAGGGTACGTTGATCTCGGCGAACTGCTTCGCCGCGGCTGCCACCTACGGTTCTGTCACCGGCGCCAGCACCCGCGTTGATATCAAATGGACAACCGTGGACCGCAATGAGCCCCTTTGGGTTGCCCTTGGCCTGACGTTCGGCTTGCCGAACCAGACCGGCGCCCCTCCGGCCGGCAATATCGACGTTGTGTTGGCGGTCCATACCGTCGCCGCAACGGGTGCTTCGGCGAACTTGGGCATCTCGGTCAAGTACGTCGTCTAAGGTTCCAACGGGTGGTGGTCGCCGCCCGCGTTAGCCCCCTCCCGCGGAGGCGAACGCCGCCCGCTGGACGCTAATCAGGAGCCAGTTATGGCATCGGTATCTATAAACGCGAACGTCGGCGCCAAGCTGAGCGAGAGCCGTTTTGCCTCACAGGTCGTTGGTGGCTCCGGCGATATCGTTGCCCAGGCGACAACTGTCGTCACCGATCTTGCGACTGCAGTGACGGATTATAAAATCCCGGCCGCTGCGATCATCGCCATCACGGGAGACACTTTTAACACTAGCACCCTCCAGTTTACGACTGGCGGCGGCACCGGCCTGACCCACGCTCAATGGGCCACCATTGCGGCGGAGCTTAACACCTTTACGACTGCCTCCCTGGCCGCCCAAACTGCCGCTGCGGCGGTATCGGGCTCCCTCGGGGCCGACGTGACTATCATCGTCAATTCCTCAACTGTTACAAGCGCAAACGCTTTCCGCTCGGTTTGGCAGAAAATTGTTGCACAACTTGGCGGTTTGGGGTTAAACTTCAGCGCGTAACCGGAGAACCCAATGGCTTCCTATTCCTATTCCCTCAGCTTCGGCGCCGATCAGTCGCCCGACAAGATTACCCTCGGCACCAGTGCGCCGGGCGCCGGCAACGTCGAGCTTCGCGTAAACGCGGCGGCGACGGGCGCCTCGAACGAACAGGTCATCCTGATCTTGCAGGCGTTCATTCGCCGGCTGGAAGACGGCCGGCTGGCGTCGAAAGACAGCGGGTTGATCTAACATGCGCGCGGGCGAAGCATATCGTTGGTCGAACATCGCGGCGGGCACGTTGAACGCAGCGAACTCCACCACGCCAAACGTAAACGGTGGAACGTCTGGCTTCTTGCTCCAGGGCGGCTCCTACATGGTTGAGCTTCTCTGCACTGGCACTCCGGCAATGACGCTGAAGAAGCTAGGACCGGACGGCTCGACTTTTGAGGCCGTTGCTCTCATTGCCGACACCGCCGCTTTCACAACCGCGCCCACCACGCCGGTCGCCGCGGCTGGCATCTATCGCGCGCTGAACGTGCCCCCCGGCCTCTATGAAATCGTCATCACCACCAGCACGGCGAACTATGTTCAGTTGACCCGCATCCCTCAGGGCGAGTAAGTTCTCGCAACGGAGCTTATTATGTCGTCTTCAGGTCGCCTTGGGCTTCCCCTTTTCCCCCAAACGCTTCAGTCACGCACGCTTGTTGGCCGTCTCGCCGCTACCGCGGGTCCGGCAGAACAAATACCCTTTGCCGATATCGCCCCTT